CACTTGAGCAGCACGTTGACTAATTAAGTTATCTAGCTCTGGACTGATATCCTCAAACTTAAAGTCTTTATCTGCAAAGTTTGGAACTGGTGGTAATGGAACCCCAACACCAGCCTCCATACGAGTTCTATATAATAACGCAACGTGCTCCGCTATGTGAGCAATTAATATCGGCTGCATCTGTTGAGCACCAGGGTTTCCACCCAATGATGGATCTTGAATAAACTGCATATGAACAGCAATGTGAGATTCATGCTCCTGCTCAATAAATGCTCGAATTGGCTTGCCATACATGATTGCCATGTTTTCATCAATTGGGTCCATCCGTGGTGCGTCTTCTGGTTTTCTTAGTATCTCATCAATATTTGGTATTCGGATAGCTTCATACATACGTTTGTAGGCAGCGTACATATCGTGCATTTCAGGAGCCGATTGAGCCATTTGCAAAATAGCTTGAGCTTGGGCAATCCGCTGGGCAGAACTAAATATGTTGGGGTCACTGACTGGGAGGATATCAATGCGATCATTAAAGTCAGCAGCGAATATTTCAGAACTACTGCCTATCAACGAAAACGTAAACTGCTCAGGTAAGTTTTCAGCATTAAGATCAGCGATCAGCTTAAACTCTTGACCCTGTGCATAGTGCAACCTCTTGTGAATCGCTGAGAAGGATTTTGATCCTTGCTCAATAAGTGCGACTGTTGAGCCAACAGGTGCATTTGGATTTACGTCCCCAACATTCAAATCAGCAGTGCTGGCAAATCTCTGCCCTGCGTCTACAATAAATCCAAGCAGATTAAACAATGCACTACTGGGTTCTTTAAACGGCAGTGGCATAATCGCTTTATTGACATCGTCAACTGTGGCATCAAGATCAACAAACTCACCTGGGTTAACCTGAACCTCACCACCTGAAACTCGACCTCGTAACTTAAATCCACCCTGCATATTGGAAAACGCTGCAGAATCTAAGAGAGCTCGTAGAGATCCAGTCGCAGCTTTGCCTAAACCACCAATGAGATGATACAAGCCAAAGCCATAAAACCCAAGACCAGGTAAGAACTTATAAGAGACAAACCAGTCTCTCCTCATCTTCTTATCGTCATTTTCACGCCAGTTTCTGCGTATGCTTACAATATTCTCATTATCGTAATCAACAGTGACAACATAAGGAATGCCAACAACATTGTTATCATCATCGTCAGATTTATCATCCTCAAAGTTACGATAAACGTGCATCTCCAGCAGTGTCATTACGTTATCTTGAGAATCATCACCGTATTGATCAACACCCTCAATCTCACCAATTGTGTCTCCAGATGGATCGATATCACCACCTTTATCGTCACTTGGTAAATAATAACCTGACTGGACGTATCGATTGTAGTCGTTCTTAGGAATACGAATAACGTGAGTATATCGAGGTGAAGTGTAGAGATCTTTGCTTTCAGGAGCCACTACAAAGTCTTCAGCCTTTACAAACTGCGAGCACTGGCGATCCATATTGCTGTCCCACCAAACCTTCTTGAAAGTTTGACCCACCAGCGGAAGATGAAATAACATCTGATCCAAATCAGGAAAGTACTCAGGCATTTCCTTTGTAATTTGGTAGTTCATATATTCACGAACTCTTCGAGACTGATTTTCGAGCTCCTCATTAGGATCTCCAATAATCACAGTCTTAACTGGACCACCGCTAGGATAAAGCTCTGCAATAGCCTTTGCATTAAACTGGGTAGCAGCTTCTGCAATCATAGGATGCACCACTATGGATAAACCACGAGTGGCACGTTCATCTTCTGATTCCTCCATACCACCATCAGGATCTAAAGTCTTGAGCCCTTTTTTGTAGCGTTCTTCCCACTCTGATCGAGCCTCACGGTCATTGTTGTAATATGAAATAAGTTCTGATGCTGCACTATTAAGTTCTTTTTCATCCATATCTTCCGCAAGATTTGCATCAAAGTTAGTATCTATCTCTTCAATATTATCTAGATCTGGATCTCCTATTAGAACGTCATCACCAATTTCTTCAACTTGCAGTTCATCAGCAGGAGCTGTTTCTGCAAAGGGAGCTATGGATTGTTGAATTGGAACTGGTTCTCTAGCCATACAGAGTTATCCTTTTTCTCTCTTCATAATCATCTTCATCAAAATCATTTGAGTGAGTTACAAACCACCCTTTTCGTAATCTTAACCAAGCCTGAGTGCAAGTGTCTACCAAGTCATCATGACCTTTTGGAAATTGAGCACAGGTGTCAATTAATGTTTTACACCACTTTTTTCCTTTTGGATACCAAATTCTTCCATCTTCCAAAAGTGCAGAACTTGCGTGAGCTCGTGCTTGTTTGTCTCGATCAGGATTGTAGGCCAGTACAGGCAATCCAGATTGACGTAAATCTTGGAGCAACGATTGACCTGATGCTCGTTTCTCGATCAGGATTGTGTCAGGTTGCCACTCCTCATATGATTCTTGTGCCATTTTCCTGAGATCAGGATAGCTCACTCGATCATACCACATTTCGAGAACTATGGCATTCATTTGACCGTTCATTTTGAAAACACCCCAAGTTGTGCGAGCTGAGTAGTCGGCAGTTTCTTTGGTGCTGAATGCAGTGTCATACGACTGTAGGACGTACTCAATATCAGGTAGGTCATCACTTTCCCATGGGACCCACCACTCAGCCTTGAGAATACCGCCACCCTTTGGAGCTGGACGCTGTTGAAGCTGACCAGCGGTTGCGTAAGAGCCCAGAGAGCGTTCTAGGTCAGATACTGTCTTTTCATCCATGCGTTCAGGCCAGAGAAGCTCACCCTCCTTAGTTCTTGGATCTGTAAATCCCAGAGATGACCTGACTGGCGTAGGGTGACCTATTTCGTAGCGACTGGGCAACATCAGGTGATCGTAGTCACTACCAAGCTCTTGTGAAAGTATATGGCCACAGAGGTCACTGGAATGGAGCCTCTGAGCAACGATAATGAAGGCTCCTGTCTTTGGATCGTTCAAACGTGTCTGCATTGTCTGATCCCACCACTCCATGACAGAGGTTCTCATGGCTGAAGACTGAGCGTCACTTGCAGATGAAGGATCGTCAATTAGCACTATGTCACCACCATCTCCAGTAGCTGCTGCCCCAACACTGGTAGCTATACGATATCCAGTAGCAGAGTTCTCAAATCGACCTTTGGTATTTTGATCAGATGTCAAGGTAATATCTGGGAAGTGAGCCTGATACCAAGGGCTCTCGATCAACCTACGGCACTTGGTGCTATCCCTGATTGACAGTGAAGCTGCGTAGGATGCGAACATGAACTTCATTGACGGATCTCGTGTCCATGCCCATGCTGGAAGCAATACAGCGGTGGAGAGGCTTTTCATGTGCCGTGGAGGTATATTAATGATCAGACGTTTGATATCACCCTCGATCACAGCTTGGAGGTGCTCATTTATTGCATCAATGTGCCAATTGTTTAGGAATGGCACACCAGGCTCGATTGTAGCCCAACTAGCTGCTGTAAACGCCTTCAATGATCTGCGGTATTGCTCCGCTTTCACTTTCTCCAGTGTCAGCCCTGCTAAATGCTGCTTCAATAGATTTGAGCTGTTCATCAGGTATCCTTGTTAAATCGATAACGTGTTTTTGTTCGACAGTTGCTTGAATTTCTTGCTTATCCACCCACCCTGCTCTGTTTTTAAGATAGAAAATAATCGCAGTATTATCACGCTCCACAGTGGCATTCTCGAACAAAGCATTGGTCACGGCATCAATCCCAAGAGCCTGACCTCTTTTTATAGTCTCCATAAACTCCAAATTTTCTAGTTGTTTATTGTAGAAAGTTGCTGGAGAAATGCCTAGCATTCCTGCACATTGTTCTACTGTTAAACCCTTTGCCATAAGGAGTTCTGTCTTTTCAAGAACTTCATCAGTGATCTCGAACTTAGGTCTACCGACTGGATTTTTTTTCTTTGCCATTTCTAACCTTTCTTGCAGTGGTAAGCTGTGTTTTTATTAATGTAATGCAGAATGCACAAAAAAGAAAGACCCACCTAAGTGGGCCTAGTTTGCGAGACAGTGTGTGCCTGTGCTTATCACCAAGCGAGCATTATGACAACTCCAACGACAACAGCCACTGTGAATGCAATTCCTGCGAGTATTTCTTTTGTGAGGAAGATGAGATTATCTGGCTTATCATCGTGAATAGTTATGTGACCTCTGAGGGAGATTGCGATATGTTCACCAGTTTGCACTGGGGTTTCACCAGCTTGTGTGTGGACAAATAGGTTTGGACTTCCCAGTCTTTTGCTTGAGTTATCCTGCAGCCACTTTGGCATTTCTTGTTTTGCCTCGAAGCCTTTAAATTTCCAAGATTTAAGTATCATTAATTTATTCCTTTATTACATAATCATTGCGACAATAATTGTTCCAGCTATAAAGCCTATCAGTGATATTAGCATTTAATCTTCCTCATTAAAAATTGAATTACCTACATCGATTGGCAATTCTATTGTTGATATTCTGAAGTCACAAGACTGACACACTCTCCTTCTTTTGACTGTTGGAAAGCCATAGACTGTGTGTGGCCTTGAGTCTTTAGCCTGTAGTTTTTTCTTACAGTTTGGGCAGTGGGTTACAGCTAGGGTCATGCTCCCACCTCCTTTAGAAAACCATTACCCTCATCAACCCACTGGTCTAGAGACATATGATTTAGTCGGTAAGAATAGACACTGTGGTCAGCATAGTCTTTGATATTTCCAGTATCGTAAATAAAATAGAAGTAACCTTCACCAGTGTATAAGTTCAGGTGAGGGTTGCCGATTTTTTTTATGATTTGGTTGCGGGTCATTACACTGCCTCACGATAAATAATTTTCTGGACGCTTTGTTTAATTCCCTGCCAGCCTGTCTTGGCGATAGCTACGGCAGTAGCAGCTTGAGCTTTGGTAGCTTTGATTTCCCATTCATCAGCTGCAAACTCAACGGTGGCATCGAATGCTCTGCTCCAAGATGATGATCCCTCAAAAGAAATCAAAGCTGCCTCTGCCATCTGTTGGATTTCCCATTCACTCATATATGCGGTTTTCATTTCGTATTCCTTTCTGATTCTCTTTATAGATACATCATATGGTATGTAGCATAGAGAGTAAACTCACATAATAATTTTATTATCCTTTAATCCCAAGATGTTAAGCTGCCTCTGCTTCGAGAGTTGCCTTAACTTTATTGACCTGTTCAGTGGTCAGGCGGATTGCCAGCATTTCGGCCATTACGGTTGCTTTATTTGACAGCTCATCGTTTGGCGCTTCTACGGCCATGCGAAGTGCCAGCGTAAATGCTTCAAGATTATTGGTTGGCATTTTATAGTTTTCCATTTGGTAGTCCCTTTCTAAGTTTATATTAGGTAGACGTATGAACCGTCGAAAACATTCCCATTTTTTTTAATTAAAATTTGCCAGCGCGAATGTTTGCTACGCGCTCTTCGTTATCGAAGTAGTTGACTTCCAGTACTTCGACACCAGCTTTTTTGATTGCAGCGATGTAAGACTTGGCTTCTTCGATTGTGCCTTCGCAGCCAGCGAAAGTTTTGTGCGGGGTTTTAACTTCGTATCGTGTCATTCGATATTCCCTTTCTAAATGGCTGGGGGCCGAAGCCCCCTGCTGGTTACTTGTTTTCTTTAATAAAGATTTTAGCTTCTTGCGGCGTGTTAAATTCGTAAATCCATCCGCTAATTGAAACTTCGTATTTACCGCCAACTTCGCGCTCATCGTGAATTTCGTATCCGTAATATGTCATTTTAAAATTCCTTCTGATTCTCTCT